TTAAGCTGAGTACCCAGTAAATTGGTCAGCATTCAACCTAAATTTACTGGGCCTTTGGGAAAAGGGTATCCAGTGTACGGATTATACACCTTTTACCCTATAGAAATCAAATGACTACTGGTTGCCGCCCCATGCTTCCCACATTCTCTTAATTTTAGCATCATGCTCTGGGTTTACACTTCGTAGTAGATTACCGTTTTCATCCTTTCTAAACATTTCTGCTTCAATGGCTTCTTTAGATAAACCTTCAGGATTATGACCACCCTCACTTGGTAACTTAGCAGGTGCAGTAGCTCTAACAAGTAACTCGACAAGTTCAATAGTATCGGCATTAGTAACCAATCCTCTAGCTTGCTCGTAAGTATCTGAGTCAAGATTGTTCTTCATAAAGCTCTCAACAGTCTTAATACGCTCTTGAGCATTGTCACCTAGCTTACTTAACTCAACTTCTTGATTGTACTCTTCTGCTACTTCACCTTGTGTGGACAGTAGTTCCCACGCTTCTTGGAAAGCATCACCGTTCATATTAGTCTTAGTAGCAAAGGCTTCTAACTCTTGGTATAGAGCATCGTCTGTTTCAACACCTTCAGGGATTGCGTAACCATCTTTTGGTGCGCCTTTAAATCCACCAAACCTTTTGGATAATTCAGCATATCCTTTAGCTTGTTCGGCAACAGATTTATATTTTTCAGTGTTTAACCACTCTGGTGCTTCACCTGTACCTTTAATGCCATCAGAAAGAAAGTATTCTCCAGCTTCTAAAGTTGGCTGTGCTTGATCTAGCAGGGTATCGCTTTTTGGTACTTCTTGTTTTTCTTGTGCGGCCTGTTCATCTAACATAATGTAGTCCTATAATATTTCAGCTTGTTTCATTTGGTTAATTAAAAACTTAATTACTCCAGCCTCCCCATTATGGTACGCGGCCTCATAATCAATGTTTGCTGATCCAAAAGAAGTATCATTATCGTAGACAAATCTTCTAGTCAGGTCAGACAAGATACGCTGACCGTCATCAGTTGTAAAGACCCTGTGGTAAGATTTAGCCAAGTCAGCCGCATTTTGCTTGCGTATTCCAGCTTGTTTCTTAGCCACATCAGGGTCAGCAGATTGGTTAATTTCTGACCAACTCATTGAGCTTGCACCGGAGCTTGTGAAGGTTTAATGCCTTGTTGTGCCGCTTCAGCACCAGCCTGAATGATCTGGGCTTTTTCTGTGTCAGAACGGACTAACTCGGCAGGCATACCTGTCTTAGCGGCTACCCATGTACCAAAGTCTTCTAGCTTAAAGCCAATCTTAGCCTGATCTGGGCCAGCATTTTGCAATACAAACTGAACGGCTTGCTGGACGTTGATAATGTCCTCACCGTCTTGTGCTTTTGCCAAAGGTGATAAGAATTTAATCTCAATGTCACGACCATCTAACTGGATAGGCTGTAATAATCCACGACGAGTCAGGATATAAACAACACGCTTGAGGATAGGCACAAGAACTTCTGTCTGTAGTCGTCCAAAGGCAGAACCAATACGCTTGGCTAGTTCTCTTGAGTCAATAGCGATCTCAGTAGCAGAGCGAACAGGGCCAGTAGGATCACGCAGATCGTTAAACAAGGCACGTTTGATAGAATTCTGTAGCTCATTCATCTCAAATTGCGCTAATGAAAGATTAGTGCCAGTGTCTAAACGCTGTATAGACGGATTAGACGAGTTATTAGAACCAACTGGAATAACAACTCCGGGGCTTATAACTATATTGTAGGGATTAGTTACACCATCATCGGTTGCAGTGTACATACCAGACAAGTCGATAGCGGCTTTCTGTAGGACAAACTCTTTAACTTTGTTTAGTGATCGAACATCAGGCAATGCTTGGACAGCAGGGCCACGACCACGAATCTCACCAGCTACTTTAGAGTAACGGCCAGTTACCCAAGGGCTAGATTTACCAAAGTCTTGAGTCCAGCTAATTCTATCTTCGCTAGTTACCCATACACAACCGTAGTAAGTCTTAGACTTAGGCATGTATACAACACCTTCACTGACTTCTACATCAGCGTCAGGTTGGTTTTCTATCTTACTCTTAATGCTTTCAGAGGGCTTAAAGCCTTTCCACATTCGCTTTAGGTTACGAGCTTTGACCGTGAATCTACGCCAATGAGTTTCAATAGAACCATGTGGCCCTTCCTCAAACGCAATGCCTTTCTGCGGAATAGCATTAAAGATAATCGGCATGTCATCGCTTTCATCTTCATCAATTCTCAACGTACCTGTACCAATCAAAAGGTCTAGGGCATGTTCAAAGAACTGTGTGCCAAAGTTAGAACGGTTAATGTAATCAAAAACAATCGTTGCTTGCTGTTCTAGGTTAGCTCTAATCTCTTCTTCTGATACATCGTAATCACCAGAGTCTAGCATGTTAAGAACACTTACAGACGGTGCAAAGGTAGCCCAGTTACCCCAGATAGGAGCAATGTTCTCTTGTAGTTTGCTTGCGCCTTGTTGGATAGCTTCGATAGCAGTGGAGTCAAATATCCTGTCCATCTTTTTCTGACCAGTAGCAAAGTCATCAAATAGATTTCTGTTAGGAAGGAAATACTCATAGCAGTCATCAAGAAGATCATGCCATAAAGCCATCTTCTGAAATGCTTGCTGTTCTCTTGTTTTTAAATCTTGTAGCGAGCCTAGTTCTTTTGGCAGTTTCATGTTGTAGCCTATTTTGTTTTAAAGGTAGATGGTGCAGGGCTATTAGGAGAAGACGTTCCACTGTAACCGCCACCGCCACTAGCTGAACCTCTACGGCTACCTCCTGCTCCTCCGTAACTGCCACCAACCATGCTTCCTCTACTCATACCAACAGATGCCTTACCAGCTTTAGCAAGTAGTGAACTAGAGCCTCTTTTACCTCTAGCCCCGGCCTTTAATCTCTTTTCCATCTCTTCGGTTTCTTCATCAATCATACGAGACTGACGAGCTACACCAGCTAACTCTTGTGCTGTTGGTTCGGGGGCTTTAGGTCGCTTCATAAATCCCATTATTGTTTCCTCAGATGTTTTAATAGTTGGTATGGAGTTAAGATAAAAGGATTGTTAATACCTAGTATTTGTTTAGTATGGCCTACACAAGTATTCAGCATAAACAATGACCGTTTACATTCTTTAGGAATATAACTTTTTATCGCATATATGTCGTCGATTATACTCTTTTCGTCTTTAACCGTAAACAAATCAAACCCTTTTGCACTTTTTCCGTACACAATGTAGTCATTTGGTGTAGGTTTTATCAAATAACAGTGTCTAATTCCCTTTTTTAAGAAAAAAGACCACCACCTGTTTTCATCATCCTCAAAGACAACATAGACTTTAGTAGGTGTTTTAGAAGACATTAACTTTTATCTTTGCAGTGTGAGTCTTATCAAACCCACCAGCGCGAGCTAATGCAGAACGACCTTCTCCTTCTCCCTGTAAAGCATATTCTAGGGCTTCTACTGGGTGAGAGTATTCATTCTTATCTGGTTCATCAGTGTATCTTTCGCCTGTAGTCTGTACACGACGATAACAGAAGCCACCCTGTAGACCTTTGCGGATCATAGAGGCTTTAGGCAGGACAATAAATCTAGGCTTACCGTCCATACACATTTCTTTCATAGGGACTTCTAAGGCGGCCCTACGTTTCATAGGATCGTTAGACACTGTAGGTTGACAAGGAATGCCAGCGGCTCGCATAATTTGGAATGGAGTCTCAGAGTTAGATTGGTTCTTGTTGTTACCAGACGGATCTCCCCATCCTTTAAAATGGTGGTTAGGGTACATCTCTTCAATGTATCTTTTTAAACTAGGCGCAAAGTCAACAGCACCAGAGTCAGTTAATACTACTTCATCAAAGCATACCCAACGTCCAATCGAGGTACGTTGTAGGAAGGCACACGCAGGGGTTCGTCCAAAGTCAAAGCCAAGCACAATAGGAGTGTCAGTAGCAGGTTTAAATTCCAAGTGTTGACAGTGGACAGAATCGGTATACATAGGATGAACAGGTTTACCGTTAGATACAAATCCGTATTCATTCGCTAGATTAACCTTAATCCAATCATCAGTCTTTCCTTGTAAGCCCCTACGATAATAACCTTCAGGTAGATTAAAAAGATTCTCAGCTTTTTCGTTTACTATCCAGTTCTCACCGTCTTTAATCACACCACCAGCTTGACGATAGAAAGCCCAATCTTCAGGACGCTCTATCTCTGCTAGTTTAAAGTACCAATGGTCTTCATCAGGAGCATTACTATCTCCTATTATTCCATGATGTGTAGGACGCGCACCTTCCTTGTTAGACGGATAGCGACCATGACGTAGATCAAGCATATCAAGGACAGCTTTAGAATGTTCTTTAGTTTCGTTTAACCATACCCATGTAGTCTGGATACCACGCGCTTTTTTAACGTGTTCAGGACGGTCAAAAGCAATGAAGATAATGTCACACTCTACCCTAGTACCATCTTCTAGTTTAAAGCGGATAAAGTGCGTAGGAGGCTCTTTGTTACCTTGTTTGAAATCACCTAACTCTCCATGTATCTCCAACCAGTCTTTAATTGTCGTAGAGAACAGTTCGGAATAAGTATTACGAGCGGCAATAATACGAGATAAGCGAACACCATAGTTCTTATGTTGTTTATCTTGGACAGGCTCTTGCTCACACATCAGGTCAAACAATTTTAGAATACACTGAACAGTCTTACCAGAACCTAACGGCCCCATGATGAAAGAGTTTCTTTCTCTACAATCGTTAAAATCCTGAAGAACTTGGCCTTGGGCCATTAAGTTGTATTCAATCTGCATTTAATTTCCCGACTTAATTACCTGATTTTATATAACTCTTACCAGAGGAAGATGGCGAATACGACCAATCAATAGCATCGTAATTAGACTTGTATACTGTTCTACTCTCTACTGTAGACTTTCTAGCATGACTACCCTTACCACCATTAGACTCAGGAAAATGTCTATTACGAGTCTCTTTGTCTAACTTATGAATCAAATTCTTACCATTTGCCACAAATACAATCCTCTTCTAAGCAGGAACACTCTACAGACATCTTCTCGTTAACAAGATATAAGACTTCATTCATCGAATACAAATCCTTATCAATTAAAGCTAAACAAAAGGCTTCTATTAATTCGTAATCGGAATCACTTACTACTTCATCTGTATTTAAACTAATCATTCCCCATCTTCTCCTAACCAATCTCTCATTACAAGTGTTTTTGCCAATTCTAAGTAAAACACCTCCTGTTCACTTGTAAGCGTACTTCCTATCTCTACCCCTACATCGGCCACAGAAATAAGAATAAAGTCCTTAGACGAGCTTATATGAGCTTCTAGGGCATCTCTAATGGCTTGCTTAGGGTCAGGTAACTGTAAAATCATTTAATTTTTTTTCGTGAGGGACATATATACATACATAACACGCGCCTTCGGAGGGGGGTACCTACTTACACACACATTACACACAGGTTACGCACAGGAGTAGCTACTCAGCTACATCATTAGCCGATCCGTCATATTTCTTACGTTGAATACTGACTGTCAGCCCTGAGTCACCTGTAGTGATCTCTGTGGCCTTGAGCTTAGGTGTAACAAACTCTGCGATCTTACCCCATGCGTGTATGCTTTCCTTCTGGTTCGTGACGCTAGGCTCCTCTAATGCTAACTGGTCTAGTGTTGCGGCCTGCTCTGCCATCTTCATCACCGGATCGAAGTCTTTGCCGTACATTGACTGCAGTCTATTCAGTAAAAAGGCCTTGTTCTTACCTAATGCTCCCTTGGGTCTAGCCATATTATGTAATCCTCTAGTTTTTTAATTACTACCCCATTGATTCAATTGATCATTTTTTAACCAACATGCTCATTATTTGACCAATTATACATCATTTACCCCCTTTATATGCCATTTAGTTCTATTAATCTAAGTTTTAATGAGTATTCAGTATTGACATAACGTTAATTAGGCCTTATTGTAGCTACTCATTCATACACATATAGGTACATACATGACTTCATTAACTAACAATCAATCTTCGGCTCTTGCTGTGTTCCATAGCGCAATAGAAACCAACTCTGACTTTGAATGGGGTGACTACTTTTATATGGACGACCTACTGGATATGCTTACCGATAACGGTTGGGAGCGTAAAGCCGCAGAGGGAACAGTCGGCAGTCTACTGGATTCAACGGGCGCAGACGTTCAGGCTTTCGATGAAGTAGAGAACCCAGACAAAAATGATAGCCTTGAGATGCTTTATGTTGTACACCACGACCACAACTGGGGTGAATAGTAGCTTTATAGAGCCACTTTTCGAGGTGGCTTTATTAAACCAACTAACCAATAGAGAGAGAGATAACCATGACAAACTTAATAGGCGTTGAAGATATAACCAAATACAGTGACCAAGAGTTGAGGTTGCGAGTGTTAAATGACCAATACTTTTATGATCTGATGAAAAATAGAGACTGGCTATATACAGAGGTAGCAGACCAATTCATATACAGCGATCAACAGTTTGCGGAATTAGAAAAAGCCGTTGACGAAATACACGAAAGAGTCTGGCCGCAACCGATACATGTAGGCGGTGGCTTGTACGTTTCCTAGTAGCTTTAACTAATGAGCATTCGATAAGAGTGCTTATTCTTAAACCAACTAAAACCAACAGAGAGAGTATAAAAATGATAGCTAATAAATGTTATATAAGCCCCAAACTCGAAGAGCAATTCGGTTATTCAGTTTACAGAGTAGATAATGATGTAAATGGGAATCCACGTTATGTTATAAAGCATGGAGCTTTTGGAGAGACTTACAGCGAAGCAAAAAAGGTCGCCAATAGCTTAGGCTTTAAAGTTTACCGCGCAAGGTGGTTCGGTGGTGGTTTTGTCGGTTCTTCTTATAATCTTGAGAATACTATCGAGCAAATAATCGACGTTCGCAGTGAGGTGACAGCATGAAAATCGACACATTAGAAAAACTAGAGATATTAATGTTTGGCCTAAATGCTGGGCGAGGTTTGGAAATTCAAATAGAATC